CCTAAGACACGGTTGCCCGACCTCAGCCCGGCAACGTGGCCCTAGTCAAGAAAATCTTGAGCTAGTTTAGAAACTACAACACCATAATAGTCTATCTTTTCGGTACCCAAAACAATGTCCCTAAAAAGGTCAAGCACATCATTGCCTGAAAGTTGATACCTTTCCCAACAAAAACAGTGAAAGTGAAAATCACTAATAAATTGCTCTTCAACAAGTTTACGAGTGATATTTGACAAAGTCACTCCCGCTGTCCTTGCATTCCAGGAAATATCAACGTCCATTTGACGCTTACCCCCGACAAGCGGAAGCAAACTAAAGTGGTACTTGAACCTCTCAAGGAACATGTTACGGATAACAGGAACAAAGCGAAATTCGTAAGCATAGCCCACGGCTTTCCCAGCCATGTAAGCATCGTCGCTAACTGACTGGTTATTGTTGGCACGCATGTTAAATCTGCCTAAGGCCTTCCCAAGAATGGGGACCGTGAGGTGCCGGTCAAAGGCAGACGGAACAAAAAACTTGCTAAGAAAGGTAGCCTTCCATAACAAGTCGTGACGTAACACCTTGGCTTCCATCATAGCCTCGGAAGCCAAGCTGACATAGGTCTTGACTGCGTACCTACAAACGCCGCGAACTACAGCCAACATATCATCACCCATGAGCATGGCTCGACAAGACTGAATCCCACTAGTCTTTAGAAAACCCCAAAGAATGCAACCATTCCAAAAGGTGTTCCTAAAGGTAGTGTCAGTGGCGCCAGTCGGAAGTTGGTTTTCAAGGACCGCTGAAATGCCGAATTTACTTGACTTAACTGTGAATTTATTAGACTTCAGATGAAGCCTAACAAACCACTCCGGACATCCCAACGTTCTCATCAAAGCAACTTCCAAAAGCATGACGTCACTACACTGAAACTTGTCATTACTAGAAAAATCAGCCTCTAGCCAATACTCTCCTTCATGTTGTCTTTCCAAATGCCCCACATAGTCCAGTGGGGTCTTCTTGTAGCTTGTCCTAAACCTATATGGTCCTTGCATTCCCTCAAGACAAAAGTCTAACCTGCGCATGAGCTCATTAAAAATGGGCCCAGAAATTGCATTGTACAGGTCAGTGCCTTTGAAGATCACGCGAGGAGCCCAATTAGGCTTATGTTCGACCAGAAGAGCTTCGACTTTAACGAAAATGTCTTTACGTGAATAACTAGAAATGGTTGCTGTACACAGCCCGTGTAAAGCAGACTCCATTCTTGCCTGTTTTTCGATACCAAACTTGGCTAGCCAATCACGATAAAGCATTTCCGTCCAATCAAACCCTTC